AGCCGGCATGATCTGGGATCATCGTTTCCAGTCTCGGCTGGTCATGGCCAGTTACCGCTGGTTCAGGCTGGTTTGGGCTGTTGGCGACAAAATGATGGATGGGGCTCGGGGGCATTTGATTTGCGTATAAAAAATCGTTGATTGCTTTTTCCCGATTTTGTTTTGCGTTGGCTAGTTTTTTGTTTCGGTATGTTGCGCCTCTTGCGCTGTTACATGGTTTGCATGCTGCGACGTATCCATCTTCTATTGTTCCGCCTTTATCTGATTCGACTAGGTGATCTAACTCTGTTGCTGTGTTGCGTTTGCACCAATGACACAATGGTTGGTCGCGCAACAGTTCAGCCCGTGCCTGTTTGTAAACCTGCGTGTCGTGTTCGGTTAGTTTGCGTGTCATGCTCGCGCGCTTCGCTTGCGCTGACGCGGCGCTTGCGCGCCTTGTCCTTGGTATTGGTGAGTTGTGTTTGTTGTCGGGTTCATGTCGGTGCTTTCTTTGTTTGTTAACTGTATGTCATCTGTAGGTCAAGAGATGTGTGAATGCTCCACCCACCAGATTGCCCATCCTGGTACCCAATTGCATTCAGCTGATTATGTTTACAGCTCGCCTCGATGCTTTGCCCGTTTCATTTCGTGTTGCATGATTCGGGGCGCACCGATCTACCCACGTTTCCGTGTGTCACCAACTGCCGTGCGAATGGCTTAGGTCGTGCTAATAACCGATTGTTTAGAGTCTGGGATTGCTGAGAGTGTAGAGAATGTACTCCATGTCGCTTGGCTTCCAGACCGCTGCATGACATTCAGCCATCTCACAAGCGTTTAACCAAATCTTTTGTCCAGGCGTCAACTTGCCTTTTTCTGCCTTTAACTCAACAACTAACGGCCGACCGCCTTGAAATGGGTGCACCATGAACAGATCAGGGAATCCTGCATCGCCTTGAACGTTTGTCATCCAGCGTCCTCGACTGTTCTGTGCCGGCAGATCGTGATGCACAAGCCATCCGTAACGCTTGGCAACGCTGATCACCATGTCCTTAAAGTCGGCTTCGCTGATCTTGGGGTCAAGTTTCATTTTTTGCTTTGCCACATCATTACAAGCACCGTTGCCAAAATACCCATGACAATTCCAATGATGTTAAATGCAACGTAACTCACTTAAGAATCTCAATAATCTTGGATGCTTCATGCGATTTAAGCAGCTCTAACACCGCTTCGTCGCTGTCTAACGTGCGTTGGATAAGTTCCAACAATCGCAGATCATCAAACCCACCGTCTTTGGCAAGTTTCTTGATGTAGCCAATTTGCTTTGGTGTGGCAAATGCGCCAGAGGGTGTGTGCACTTGCGGTTGTGGTGATGTGGTTAGGCGCTCGACCTTTTGCATCTCATTGCGTGACGGCCTAGGGCCACTAGCAGAAGCCTGCAGCGGGCAGTTGGCAATAGCGCGACCAATAGCGCTTGTCTCACAGTTCTCTACAAATGACGTTGCGTTAACACCGCGGTCGCTTTTCACTTCTTCTGCGTAACCCGTAGCAACTGGCACCTTGTCTTCTTTGTCGGCGTACAGCTCTGCATAGAACACGCACGCATCGCCTGTGTAGTTCATCATTGACGTATAGACGCGCCCGTTCGGGTATGCAGCCCACCACCGCACAAGGCGTTGCTCGACTGTCTCATAGTTGCTTAGGTCAAATGCCATTAGATGCCTGCCCATACAGATAGGCGTTGTGCATGGTCATGTGCGCCACCGCGCTGGGCGTAAGCCAATTCGCCTGTGTTGCGGATAATGCCACGTCGAGCGGCAGCGTTTAGCCGTCCAGCGATGCCCTTAGTGACAGGGAACTGATCGCCAAGGTGCTTCCAAATGTCGTCAGATGTGAAGAAGCCTTTAGTCCGCGCAACCTGCACAATGGCAGCGTCCACCTCGTTTTGTTGTGGTCGTGTCCAGCGCGCATCAGCTGATGATTGTGATGCCAACATGCCTTCAATGAATGGGGCGTTCTTTCGTGCCGGCACACGGCCATCACAGACGAAGTGTGTTTTGCCTGTTATCTCTGGGTAGGCAATTGTTTCTTTGCAGATCGTGCAGGTTTTCATTGTCGGAATCTCCTGTCGGTTAGGAATGTGCTTGTAGTGCTTTGATTGCTAAGTCGAGTGTAGTCACATCGTGTAATGGCATTGGTTCTTCTAATGACAACGAGTTCTTCATGCCTTTAAGACGTTGAATGATGCTTGCGTGCGGATTAGTGCTTATGTCTGCAATTTCGTTTATCAAATTAAAGATTGCCATGTCGTGTTTAGTTGTCATCATTTGCTCCATTACCATTCGTCGGGTTTCTTCTGATAATTCGCCTTGATTCCATGCCACGCCTTCACTCATTTTGTTGCACTCCATGGCCCCCAGCCGTAACCGTGACGTTCTACGCCGTAGTTGTAAATTGCTAACGCTGCGCGCAAATTAACATCAGCCTGTAACAGGTTTCCTGCCTCGGTAATAATTCCGCGCTCGGTCAACCATGGTGTCCAGAATCCGTTGATCTGCATGAGCCCACGCGACCCGCCGTTTGGGTCTTTGCTGTTGTATGCGTTTGGTGTGCAATTTGATTCACGTGACATTACAGATTCGAGCACGGTGCGTTGATCTGCAGGCCAGCCCAGGTTCATGGCAAGCGCGCTGAACTGCTCACACGCCGAACTGTACGGGTCAATGTAGATCGTGGAGCTGGTCGTCGTAGGCGGCTGAATTAGGTATGGCGTAACGTCCAAAGGCGCTAGGGCGATGGTGCCAGATGGGGCGCTAGACGCGCTAGGAGCCCCTGTGAGCGCCGTAACCCCAAAGACCGTACAAAGCACTAGCCCAATAATTTTCTCTGCTAAATAGTTCATCTTTTCTCCAAAGGTATGGGCACGCCCCAAGATGAAGCGTGCGATCTGAATGCGATTTGTCCCATCAGGAACTTGCCCGAGTCTGGGTTAGTAAAGATCTGAACCAAGATTTCTTGGCCGTTGTCCATCACTCCTGTATAGACGCTGTAATCAAAGATCTGGATTTCAGTCATTGCCTGTCCTTTTGTCGGTACTCCGACCCTAGAACATAGATCATGCCTTAGGTGGGATTTCCCCAAACACCTTTAAGAATGCGGCTTTTACCCAGATCACCGAGTCTGCAGCTTGTGGGGTTATTTCAATGTGGAACCAATCGCCACCTGGTGCACCGTGGATTGTTGGCTTGTCATACTTCAGCCATGCATACCGATCACAACGCCATGCTCGACCTTGTGGTTCTGGGAAGTAATCCAAAATACATTGCAGGCCAAGATCGTTGGCATTAGCAACCAGTTTGTCAATAAAGACAAGCGCTTCTTTACGGCCTGCTTTTGGGTTCTTTTCGCTTTTGCGATACGACAGATCCACAGCTCTTCCAGTTGCGTGCACCGACAATGAGCCTGGCTTACCGCGCATGTCACGCTGACCCCAAGACCCGTTATTCCAAAGCGCGCCATTTGATGCAGCGATTGCTTGCTTAATCCATTCGTTCATGCCGGCACGTTGTGCTGGTGATGCACCGTCAGCGTTGCCAATGTAGTCGCGTGCGTTAACGACGCCTTCTTTAGCTTTGGCTATTGCCACGACCAAATGCCAAGTCTTTAGGGTTCACGTAGCGAATAAGAACTGGCACAAGCGCAGCGGCAGCAGCCTTTACAAAATCGGCTGGGTCTGCGCTACCTGTTGAGTAAACCGCAATGACCGCTGCAATGACTGAGCGACCGTATGAGGCAAATAGGGCTTTGTCTTTAGGCTTCAACATCTTTGGCTCCTTCTTTTGGTTTTGACTTTAGTCCGTTTGAGGCCACTAAGCCTGACAACGTGCCGGTCATAAACACCGTCAACGTGGATAACAGGTCAATAAAGGCGGCGTCATTAGGTGCTTGCTTGTCTATTGGCTGAGTCACGAACATAAGCGCATACACAAAACCGATGACGGTAATTGCAAACACGCTGGCAAGAACCACGCCGACAACAACTATTAGTCGAGCGTGAAGTTCTTCGGGTTTAAGGCGTGGTCTCATAAATCAAATCCCTTGTGCACGTGCCAGACGGGTTGCAGATCGGTGGTTCGCATTCAGGCTTTTTCCAGTTTGCAGGGTCTTGGCATGGGTAACGATATGACCCGTCATAACCGCAACTAGATACAGCCCACGCAACCACTACGACTAGTAGCGCGTAACCGATTAACGAACGCCATTTCATTGCTCTATTGGCGGTGGTGCTACAAACTCGCCGTATTCACCGAACAACGGGTCAAATGTGTAGCCAATACCGGCATAGGTGCCACGAAAAGAACCTGAATAAGAAGTTTGTAACCAATCGCCTTGAATGCCAAGTGAAGCAATAAATGCTTGGCCTACTGGTTCGCTATCTGGGAATGGCAAATTATCACAATCGTCGTTTGATACCACAATTACATCATCAACAATGTTGTTGGTATCTATTTTTGCAAAATGTGCCATATCAAACCTTAAACCTTATAAATACAACGCCTGAACCACCGTTACCACCTGCGGGTGCTGCGCCTGTGTTTCCGCCGCCGCCACCACCACCACTAAAATAGTTCGCTGTTCCTGCTGTTGCTGCGCCTGCTGTTGCGCCTGCACCGCCGCCGCCAGTTGCTGAACCTGCAGTAGTTTTCGCGCCACCGCCACCGCCACCGCCGCGCAATTGAGTACTTCCGCCAATAAATGTAGAAACGTCAACACCTGCGCCACCGTTGCCACCTGTGTTTGCCGACGAATTGGCGCCTACTGCGCTAGTTCCACCGCCACCACCGCCGCTGTCGGTTGTTGTGTCACCGTTAAAACCAGACCCACCGTTAAAACCGCCGAAACCACTAGACGTAAGTGTTAAACCTGGCAGACCTGTGCCAATATCGCGCGAACCACCACCGCCACTTGCGCCACCGCGTTGAAAACCATCGTTTGCTATTGCGCCACCGCCGCCAATTTGTACAACAAACGAGCCGAGACTAGACGGGCTGCCGTTTACTGCGTTTCGTGTTCCTGCTGCTGCACCTGCGCCACCGCCACCAATAGTAATGGTTTGGTTTCCGCTCAAATAAATTGTGCCAGTTGAGTAACCACCAGCGCCACCACCAGCGGCACCAATAGCATTGAATGAGGCACTTCCGCCACCACCGGCGCCGCCACCACCCGAAACCCAATAGTCAAAAAGTCCGCTTTTTGTAATTGTCAACGTGCCTGTTGAATTAAACGTCAAGTACTCGTAATTTATGCCGCCAATCGTTACGGCTGTTGGTGAACCTATGCCACCTGTTGCGGTGCCATAGTTAGCACCGCCACCGCTAAAAAAAGTAGCAGCACTAGCACTTGTGAAGAGAAGCGTGCCACCCCCATATTGTGCCAATGCTAATGATCCCGATGTAGTGACTGTTGCGGTGCCTGCCGTGATTGTGCACGTTCCCGCGCCCATGTTGTAAATGTAAACGGACTGGCCAGCGCTAAAGAGTCCCGTGTTTACGGTGATTGTTGTTGCGCTTGCGTTGGTCATCTGGATTCGTTTTCCAGCGTCGGCAGCAACAAGCGTGTAACTAGCGGTTTTTGCGCTGACAGGCAGTTCGGTTATTGCGTTTAGTTCAGCGGCAGTTAGGACTGCGCCAGACACAAAAGGAAATGGTGTTGCCATAGTGCTCCTATCCTAAAACATTCTCTGCATCAAGTGTGCCATATAGCGCGTCATTCAAAATAAACTCGTAAACGATGGTGGTTGGTGCGGTTGAATAAAGCACCCTATGGCCTGTGCTGAAGTCCAGATAATGCTCGATGCCCTCAACCGACAGCTCTTGCGCCAACTGAGTTGTGCCGGCACCGCTTGGGAATGTCTTTTCTACGGTAATGGTGTCTCCTATTTCTAGGGTTGCCAGGGTGTCCTTTTGAGCTGTGGTCAGCATTAGGAATGCGGTTTCAACGCTGGTGTACCGTGCCTCGGGTTCAGGGTTGAGCAGGTAGGCAGCTGCGGCGTCAATAGATGGTTGTTCGTGTAGCAGGCTGTTGGTGATGCTGTCAGTCTGAATAAAGTAGGTTGCGATTGAGCTTGCGTCGGTGGCTGTTGCCGTGTTGCCATTCAAGCCTGTCACGACCACGCGGTTGACTACAGCGTCAGCCTCAAATGAGATGCCTACGCCGTTGTATTTGTAATTAGTGCCGTCATCGTGGAAGTCGGCTACAGATGCAGACAGCGTGTTTCCGATGCGGTCTTGGAATGTGAGAACGCCATCACGGGACATAAACAGGCGACCAAACTCGGCGGTGTCATTGATTTGGGCAATGTACTGCAACACGTTGGTTCCTGCCGGCACGGTGTATGCGGGGGCGTGGCCAAGGTTTACGGTGCCAGTTGAGATGTCGCGCGCCAAGGCTGGGAAGTCAACTTCTGGCAGGTCAAGCACGGTTTCAATGCGTTCGCCAGATGTTTCAGCGGTGACGTTTAATTCGTCCAAATAGGTTTGTGACAGCAAATAGAACTGGTCAGCGCAATACACCGTTACGGTGTCAAGACCGCCAAGTGCAAAGTTGTAGTCATAGTTAACCACATAGCCCGAGTACAGCAATTCAGGGACATCGGTAGAGCTGTATCGAATAAGGCGAACTTGACGCATCGGTGCAAGTCCAGGTTTAGATTCAGCGGTGTCGTAGTACGGGCTATTTTCGTCAAACGGGTTGAAGATGCCGTCCACGTCTTGGATGGTGAACGTCATCGTGCCGGCGCTAAACGTGTCGCCTATGTCGCGTCTGCCGCGCTTTGCCGTGATGCTTGTGGTTGAGTCCATGACGCTTGCAAACTCGGTCGTACCGTCCAGCACATAACTGGTGTTGTCTAAAACTCCCTTAAGCGTGTCATCAAGAACAAATGCGTCAACTTGGAATCCCGTAGCGATCTGCAGGTCATAGTTGCCTGAATCAACAACAGCGACGCCTGGCATTAGGCGATGTTCAGAGCCAACGGCCCTGCACTCCGTGAGTAGGCGCGCAATGCGTTGACCACGGCTTGACCGATCTCGGCGCTAGTCGAGAGCCCGCCCGTGACGTTAACGGTCACTCCCCCGCCAGTATTCATGCGGTCTAATGGCACGACGGCTTCTGGGCCTGCCTCACCGATCAGCGCAAGAGTAGGGGAGCTGACAATGCCACCCTCGGCTAAACGTGGAATCTTTTTGGCAACGACAGCCGATGGTGCTTGACCGCCTAGTTGTGGCACGGGAACTGTTGGTGCTTTTGGAATGTCTGGTAGCAACGGGATTGAGTTGTAGGCGCTGATGATTGCGTTAACCGCGCCAATTGCGGCGTTGACCATGCCAGCAAAGAAGCCGATCACGGTGTTTACGATTGCGTTGATGCCGTCACGGAACCACTCGAACTTGTTGTATGCAGTAACCAGCGCAACTACCAGCAATGCGATACCTGCAGCGATCAGGCTGAACGGGTTGAGTGCCATAGCAATGTTGGTGACAACGATTGCGGCTGCAACTGCTCCTATGGCGGCTGCGATAGCCAAGAATGCTTTGGGGTTATCTTGAGCCCACATAGCAAACTTGTTGAGCACAGGTAGCACGGCTTCGAGTACAGGCAACAGCGCTGCGCCGATTGACTCTTTCGTTTCACCAATGGAGTTTTTAAGGATTGCCATTTTCCCTGCAGCGGTTTCAGCGTTCTTTGCTGTAGCACCGCCAAAGGTTCCGCCAAGCACGTCCATGACTTCGTTGAGGCTTGCGCCTTCTTTGATCATGGTTGACATCTCTGGGCTCAATGATCGGAGCGCCTTAAAGTTGCCCTGGTATGCTTTTGCCAATGCGTCCGCGACGCTGGCGCTGTCCATGCCGGTGGCTGTGCTTATGTCCATGACAAGGTTCATGTCGTTCATGGCAATGCCAACATCTTTTGTACCGCGCACAAGTGCTTCTAATGCTTTGCGATATTCGGTGTCGGCAACGCCAGACGCTCGACTCATCGCGCTAATTTGTTTCTCTACCTGTGCGGTCTGGTCAGCGCCTGCGCCAGTCACATTCTGCAAAGTAAGCGCTAACGCCGCCTGCTCCTGCTGGTCTTCCATTGCAGCGCGCGTGGCATCACCCAAAGCAACAGCCAAACCAGCGAGCGCCGCAGCTGCAGGAACGGCAGCCTTCTTAATAGCAAACTGGGCTTTCTCACCTGTGGTCTCAAGTTGCTTAAATTGCTTGATGGCCTTAGATACGCCCTTGCCGTCAAACTCGCTGATGATCGGGATGTTAATTGCCATTACGCGGTCTCTCTGTTTGCTTCGTCCATGACGCGCTTGACTAATTGACCCATCTCGGACATGACATCATTTTCGCGTTGCACGTACGCTTTCCACATTACTCGCGAACGCTCGCCATAGCGTGCAGTTAGTTGACGGCCCAATGCACCTTCTTTTGACGTGTCAAACATGGTGCCAGTAGCGCCCTGCCATTGAATGAGGAACGTGCCCACGTTGCTTTTGTTTCCGCCGTATTCCTTAATGTTTCGAGTGTTGATCTTGGCAGCAATCTTCTGCTTCATGCCAGGTACCCACGGCAACATCTTGAAGCCTGATCGGGTTGACCAGTTGCGCGCCATACCGGACAAGGGAACGCCAGTAGGGACAAGCGCGTTGGCATCGTCAATAACAGGCTGGACAATCTTTTTGTAATCTTTTGTGATTTCACGGCGCAAAGATTTGTCAATCTTGTTAAGAGTCTTCAAGGCTTCTTTAAGCCCGACGACCTCAATCTTTGCCGATACTTCATTCACATCATCTCCGTTTGTTCTGCTCGTTAAGCACTTTAATGACAGTCACTAGATCACGTGCGTCAAACGGAATGTCGTTAGGCCACCAACCGACCCCGACGAGAACCTCTGCTAGTTGGCGGCGGAAGGTGCCGCGTCCGTAGGGTTTGGGTCTGTCTCGTCCAGTACCGGCAGAATGTCGATGTCAGGGTTTTTGCTAATCCAGTCACGCCAGTTCTCACCGACCTGTTCGCCTTTAAGTTTTAAAATCGTGTGCATCCAACAGCAATAATCCGAGTACAGCGGTGACGCTGACAATTGCTGGATGTTGCGACGCTCAAGGCGTTCCCATTCGGTGATGACAAACAGGTTTGTGTAGTAATACTCAGGCGCGCTGTCGGTCGTGCGCTTTAACTGCAACTTGATTTTCATTTGTTCTCCTATGTCGGCTTGGAGCCGTTAATTAAGTTAGGTCAGTTGAGTAAACGCCACCCTGAAGTTCAATCTCGTAAGTTGAAAGTTCACCAAGGGAAGCATTAATTACAGGAATTGCTGACAAGTAAGTATTAGTCAATTCAAAGCCAGGGTTTGTTGCCGAGTTAGCACCTGCAGCTGGTGACACTTTGATATAGCACTTGGTGCCAAGCAATGCCGACAAAACTGCATAAGACTCACTTGCTGCATAACTGGCATATACCGTCAAGGTAACCGAGTTGCTGAACAATCCTGCTGTCATCGTGCGCGACGTGGAACCGAACGCGGTGTCTTCAAGTGCTTCTGCGGTGACAGTCAAAGTTGCTGCAGAGACCTGATCGGTGATGTCTGTAGTTGCTGCGCTTGTTGCCCCAATTAGCACGACTGGATTTGAGAGGTAAGTGGATGTCGCCATGATGATTGCTCCTTAAGTTCTGATCTGATAGTAGATGATTTGTATTCGGTAGTTGTGGATTATGCGGTCTGGGCTTGGATAGCGCAATCAAGGTCGTAGCACGGGTACAACGCCCCACCGATCTCAAGGCTTGACGGACGGCCACCCATGACGATGATTGACGAACCAAGCACGCTTGCAACAATGCTCAAAATCGAGCGAAGCACCGGCAGGCCAGCTGGGCCTGAACCAATGACCTTGATCGGAAACTCAAGGCGCACAATGTTGCCGTTGCCATATGCTGTGGTGAAATTTGGTGCATCCAAGTAAACGCAGTTGGGTGCAAGTTTGGTTGGGTCGTTTACAACGCGAAGACCAGACACCGCGGTGAGCGTCGCTGTGACGTCATCAATTGCTTCGTTAAAGAGGTCGGTGTAAGCCATTAGGCAACCGCTGGACGAGGTATCCCAAGCAACTGCTTGACGATCGGGGTCAGGCTTTGCTGTGGGGCAGAGCCCATGCCATCAAACGTGGCGTAGGTTGCCTCTATTGAGCCCCTAGAGCGCCACAGCGCGGCGCAATACATCAAAGTGCCTAATGTTGCGTCACCACCTGGTGAGGTCGTTAGGGAGTCGATATAGCCCGATTCCTGACGCCTGCGATAACAGAACTGATTGCCAGCTGACACAGATTGCGTGAGCAACGTGTAGTCATCCGATGGGTTGGTGATCGTGATGCCCAAATAGGTCATGACCTGCGCGGCTGTCACCCACGTGCAAACAGGGTCATTAGCAACGGTGCCAGACGCAGCGGTGCGTGATACATCGTCAGCGGTCTTGGCGTAAAGCACCTGATCGGCAATCGGCACCTGATAGTCGTAAAGCAGGTCGCCCTGAGTGTCTATACCAAGGAACAAATACTGTGGCAATGCGCGGACAGTAAAGGTGCCGTTAAATGTTGCGTCAACAGAAGCAACCGTGATTGAACTGCCGACTGCAATTTCCGATGGGGTCAGAAGTTGCAGTACGGCAAAGTTGTCAATCAGATACTTATTAGTAACTGTGTATGTAGCCATGAGCGGATGCTCCGCTCTCGACTAGGCCAGCGCGATTTTTTGAACTTGTGTTGCGTCTGCAATGAACGTTGAAACGTACCCTGCGTACGAGAAATTGCGTCCCAAAGTAGATGGCAACTCAACACTCATTAGGCCACGGATTTGCTCATAAAATTCTATTGCTTGTGAACGAGCTACCACCATGGTGTTGCTGGCAAAGTTGCGGTCAGCCACTAAATTCAACCCAAATGGGTTGAATACGTTTGCTTGTGTTACTCCGCCTACGCCCATTGCGTTTACGCCCATGAGTCCTGCTGCGCCCGTGTACGGAAATACAGGTCGCTTGTCCACGTCCAACTGACGGCCGAGCAATTCCCAAACGTTCGGGCTGACAAAAATTGTGTCAGGTAGGAAGTTGGTTTCGGTCAGGATGTTGACTGCAGCGCCGTAAAGAGCTGTAATCAAACTTGATGGGTCAGTCTGGTTGACTGTCCATGTTGCGCCTGATGCTGCTCCGCCTGCAACGATTGCGTCTGCTGCGACGTTATCGCTGGCAATGAGATATTCGCCGAGTAAGTCATTGAGGATGATTTGGAGACTGGCTGGGTCGGTGAAATCAACATCCTGAATTGAGAGCGTTACTTGACCGGCAAGAGTTGTCTTGCTGATCGTGTTTGACGCAATAACCATTGTTGTCGCAGATGCAGCTGACAATTCAGTTGACTGTGTTCCAACACTTGTGTGCGTGGTGATCGTTGGGCGAATAAAGGTTTTTGATGCTCCGCCGTTTGGCATTGCGCGTGCGCCGATTGCGTTAACAACTGGACGAATGAAGTTCAAGTCTTGGAAAACTGGCCCAAGAACTGGTACTGGCAAAAGACCAGGAGTGTCGGTAGTCAGTACGTCGCCTGCAGCTGCTTCGAGTGCGCTTTGCTTTGACTTGATGAATTCTTGTGTTGCTGCTGCAACGTTGCGGAAAGTTTCTCCGCCGATGTGCATTGCGGCCAAGTATTCACCTGGGGTTGGCAAGTCAAACTTGCGCTTGGCCTGTGCGAAAATTGGTGCGGTTGGGATTGTTGCCTCAACTGCTGGAACTGTTGCTTCTGACATGGGTTCTATCTCCTGTTCTGGGACTACTTCTTCATTTAACACTACTTCTTCGGGCTCTTGGTGGATACTCGCTGCGACGGTGGCGATGTTGGCCATGTCACCGAACGCACCGATTGGAACGAGCGAAAGCTCTGTCCATTGCGCGGCCTCAATGATCATTGTTCCATCTTCGTCGTATGAGAACTTGGTTGGGTTTACGCCAACAGATACTTGGTCAATAGTTCCGTCGGCAGCCATAACTAGCGCATCGTTGCCAAGGCTAGTAGCGCTGATCTTGGCGCTGAACATCATTCCTTGTTCGGTATCTACGCGCTCGGTTACAACACCGACTGGCATTGAAGCGTCGTGGTACATAAACAAGCGTGGTGCTTTGCCTTCAACTGGTAATGAACCTGGACGGAAAATGACGGAAGTTCCATCCGACACCGTTGCCGGCACGTTGTAGGGGACAGCGGTTCCCGAAATTGTGCGTCGTGGTGCGTCACCTTTAGCGGCGTCAAGCGTAAAATCTCCTGCAATTAATTTAATCATCGGTTTGCTAATCCTTCTTGAGTGTTTTCTTGGTAAGTAGGTTCGTCCATTTTGTCGGCCATGTAGTTTTCTTCTAAATAAGACTCTGCGTCAAACTCAACGTATGTTCCGCGTGGAAGAACGTTGTCCATTGAAAGCGCTGCGGCGATTGCTTCGGCATACATTTTAAGTCCGAAAATGTACAAGTCTGCGCGGGCTTGTTGCGATGACTGGTAAGAATATGAACCCGTTGATACACCGACGAGGTACGGGGGGACATTGCACAAACGAGCCGCCTCAAGAGCGCTGTAGTTTGCTGACTCGATAAGAAGCATCTTGTCTGGTGACATTGTTGTTGGCTCGTAAGACAAATACTCGTTTAGCGCAGCGGTTTGGTTTGTTGCTCGCGCGGCGTTAAATGATGCAGCAAGATCGGCTAGTTCTTGCGCGCTTAGTGGTTCGCCACCAGTTTGTTTTAGTACTCCAGCTGGAATGCTTGACGATGCGTTTCGTGTTCGTGCGTCGTTAATTTTTAGCGCGGTTTCAACAACTTGTGTTCCTGAATAGATCAGTCCTTGAGTTGGGCTAAGTATTTGCACCAAGTTTGCTGGGTCTAGTTCTCCACCTTGAAAATAAACTTGTTTAGACGGTGCGAACCAGACGGGTGGAGCCATGTCCTGGGTGGTGATTGATCCGGCTGGAAGACGTGTAAACGAAGCTGGATAACCGTCTGCGGTGCGTGAAGTGATGTACCAGAACGCGCGCCCAAAGAAAAACAAGTCATCAAATGTCCACGACATAAGAAAGTTGTAAGGCACTTCAGGGTCTGGTCGTCGTAGCCATGAGCGCGGAGCAAGATAGATTTTTTCCATCTCATCACCGTTCCATTGTTCTGTGTACATTTTGAGCGGCATGCACCCAATGACCGAAGCCATAAGATCGCGGCTTCTATTTATGGCGGCTACCTGTACAGCGCGGTTGCGGGCTTCGCCTTCTTGGTAGGTGTAGTACTGGCCGATCATGTTGACGCCAGCGTTGTTTGATGCGTAATTAAGTCCTGCTCCTGCAGCTGCAGCTTTGGCAGGCGGCGGAGAGATTGCGGCCTTGTTTATTTTGCGATCAAATAATCCCATACCTAGAGCATGACACACTTGACCCGTTTATAGGTGGCAACCGCACGTGACTAATCCGATTCCGACAAAAGGCTAGAGCGTGCGGTCGCCGACGAGAATGTTACTGGTTGACGGCCACCAGCATGGGTTTACCCGAAGTAACTGGACGGGCACACATGCCAATGCCCCAGACCATGGTTCGTGCCAACTCAATTGGCCCAGGTGATCGCTTGCTCGAGAGCACAATTGTGTTGTCGGTGCGAACAGCAACAGCGCGCTGGACATGTTCGGCAAGCAACTTTTCGCCTGTGTGAAGTAGCCGTGCCTCGGCGATCATGTTTTTGGCAAGTGGTGTGAAGCGCCCTAATTCGGCGTACCCCACGACAACTCGGCGGCGCTCGATGTTCGGTGGGCACGTTGCGTCCACAGTTGGCGACAAGGCAAACCTAATCGTCGGGTCTTTGGCAAGTTCTTGCACCTTTTCCCACAGCTCTGTAATTGACTCGGCAATGAACGCAACGGTGACAAGCACCCGTCCGTCTGACAGGTTGACGCATCTGGTCGCGCTGTATCGGGAGTCGTCCAGCGACGATTCAATGGCCACGACCCCACCGCTAGGTATGTCACCTGTGTACTCAAGGGACGGCCAACGCCCAGGCTCAATCCATCCGCGCACAACACTCACCCAAAGGTTTAGGGATGCGCGCAAGAACGACGCCCGATCGGGGTTCGTTGACTCTTGCCTAATTGTGTCCATGTCCAGCGTGTGACCGAGTGCAGGATTACCCCACGCCCATGACGCAGGATGCAACGGGTCAAGGCTCGGGTCGGGTGACCATTCCGCCATGTACATCGTGGACGGCTCACCCTTGTCTATAGCTCGGATACCTGCTTCACGCCAGCGCTGAAATAGGACGGATTCTTCCGTGCCAGCCGTGCTGAAGAAACACGCAAGCGGATTCTTTCGTGCGCGCTGTGCCGGCAACAGACCGCCCTCAACAGAATCGGGGTTAACGTCAAAGAGTTCGTCCACAATCACTAAGTCAATGCTCATACCGTGACCTTGGTTTGGCTTCAATGCTTTGACCCACCATTTGCTGCCGTCTGGCATGGTGGCCTGATAACGGCCATAAGACTTGACAATCTTGGCGCCGTAGTACTCCTCAAGGATTGGTGCCAAATCATCAAACAACAAACACGCAAGATCAAGTCTGTGCGCGCCAGATACAACGGTCTGTTTACCGCCTCGAATTTTAGGCATCTCGACTAACCAAAATAGGATTAACGCTTGAATAATTGTGGTCTTGCCATTTTGACGGGCGACCGACACAAGGCTCGAGCGATGCACAAACTTGTTATCAGCGTCAACCGCCAGCATCCCTTCAAGAGCATGCAGTTGCCAAGGCATCAGGTCTATGTGCAGCACCTTCTTTGCCATGTCCCCCACAAGTCCAGCTAGTGAGCCGGCATGATCTGGAACCATCGTTTCCAGTCTCGGCTGGTCATGGCCAGTTACCGCTGGTTCAGGCTGGTTCGGGCCTTTTGCGACAAATTGTTGGATGGGGCTCGGGGGCATCTCGGAGCTGTATAAAAAATCGTTTATTGCTTTTTCCCGATTTTGTTTTGCGTTGGCTAGTTTTTTGTTTCGGTATGTTGC